CGGTCAAGTAGACCGGAATTGATTTTAGTTTTTCACTCATGTGTTTTTTATTTCTACAAATATATAAATTTTATCAAAATCAAAATAAATAAAAAAAAATATCAAAATAATTTTTTTATATCAAAACTATTATTATATTTGGCCACACCAAAACACAAAACGATTATGGAAATTATCATTTTTTTTATTATTATGTCGGCGGTCCTAATTGGACTTGCTGGATTATGTGACTACATAACTGACAAATACAAATGAACTTTGACGCGTATTATGATGACTTGTACGATAGGACAGAGACATCAGCAGAGCATTGCGAATACTGCAATGCACGAATTGAAAAATGTAAATGCCACAAGCACGATGATTACGATAGAAGGAGGGATGAAGAAAATGAATAATCTATTTGACAGATTGAAGCCTGAGTACAAGACACTATTGCAAGATCAAGCTGAATTTTATCCAAATGCTATTCCATTAATCATTGATGAACTTATAAAAGAAAAGTCTATTTTAGATTTACGCTACGGAACTGTCGGGTCCTTAGCATTGTACCTGAATGTAAAAAATTCAGGATTTACCGAAATTTCAAACTTATTTAACGAAAAATGAAAACATTATTAATCAAAACAACAATCCTTCCAAGTGGTGAGCGTATCACTTGGGAGGATGGAATGCCAGTTCATAAGACCAGGGAAGTACATTCTGACCAGTTTAATCAATGGCATTTTTATATCCAAAACGAAAATATTAAAATGCGAATGTGGGGTAAAATCATTAATCGGATTAAACTTGGTGGAGTATGTCACCAGGAAGGTCAGGAATCAGCTTTAAAGTTAGCAAAGGAAATTTTGAAATGATGCACTTTCACGAAGATCACGAACCAAAAAATGATCGTGCATTTTGGACTATCATGTTTTTGATTATGTTACTTGCTATGTTTTTTATCATGGAAATTTTTATAAAATTTTATTTGCAGGTAACATAATAATTTTTTAATTTAGATACACCGACTGGAAGCGGTATTAAAAACATCTTAAGAGCCTTATTTCGGGGGCGGATCTTCCAGTCCAAACCCGGTATAAGGCATTTTTATTTATAATGAGTACAGAAACAAAAAAACCAAATCTACCTGCAATAGTAAAAGATCTGGGACTATCCGTAAAGATGGATAGTTTGAACACCTTGCTGAGTAGCACACCGCCGCAATCTTGGTTATCCGTTCACAAAGGTATTACCTACCAGCCTATTGATCGGGTAAAAAACAGCCTAATTACTATTTTTCAAGATTATGACTGGAGCATTAAAAATGTTCAAATTATGGCTAATTCTGTTTTAGTTTTTGGAACGCTATCGGTTATCAATCCGATCACCGGGCGCACTCGTAACGTAGATGGAGTAGGGGCGTGGCCTATACAGTTAAAGTCAGGTTCTACACCAATGCAGATTGAAAACATTATTCAAGATGCAATTCAAAAGAACGCCCCGGCTGCCGAAAGCTTAGCACTTAAGAACGCTGCATCTAAGCTGGGTAAAATCTTTACCGATGGCGGTTCTGATGTCGAGTTTAACGGAATGTACTCTAAGGATGTACCAATGGATGACATTAAAGCCTCACAATCATGATTATCACCGGACAACAAAACGAAAACCAACGTACCCCTGAATGGCTAAAGTCACGTATGGGGCGGTTCTCTTGCAGTCAACTGCACAGACTAATGACCGAACCAAAAGCAAAAGCCGATAAGGAAGCTGGAAAGCTATCAGATGGCGCAATTACTTATGTAATGGAGTGCATCGCTGAGAAGCTAACTGGCAAACCAGCCAAAGATGATTTTACAAGTAAGTACACAGATTGGGGCGTAATGCACGAACCAATCGCTATTGGTATTTATGAGGAGGTGTTTCAGACCAAGGTAACGCAAGCAGGATATATTCCCTATGGTGAGAACTTTGGCGGTTCGCCTGATGGCTTGGTAGATGAGGCAGGAGGCATTGAAATCAAATGCCCCTATACAATTACTGCGCATTTGGTTCACTCGCTTACAACTGATCTAAAAGCGGATTATAAAGAGTGCTACTGGCAGATAATTGGTTACATGATAATAACCGGGCGCGAGTGGTTCGATTTCGTATCCTATCATCCGGAATATCCGGGCAAGTATCAATTCAAACGTATTCGTTTAGAACGTGCAAATGTCATGCAAGACATTGAACTTGCTCAGGATAAAATTAACAAATCAACCCAATATTTAAACCTAATACTAAATTCAATCTAATGGGAAAACCAATGCAAGGCTCAATATGTTTGAGCGATCTCGGAGATGCTTACAAAGCTGGGCACTCCGCATTTAACAAGTCTGAAAAGAACGGCAAAGTCTACGCTAACATTGCAGTATGGATGAACGATCAACCTGATCAATATGGGAACATTCTATCATTGCAGCTAAATTCTAAAAAGGATGCGACTGATGAAAAGGTTTATTTCGGAAATGCAAAAATGCCTGATGGGCTAAAACCTCAAGCTGCACAAACACCAAACGCAAAGGATGATGATTTACCCTTCTAACCAATCCCCCCTGCCATTGAATATCTCTGGCAGGGGTAAACGATACGGCACTCGACATACAAAAGAAGTCATAGGTTTAGCATTAGAGTATTGCATTGGTAATAATATACCTCCTACCGAAGCTGGCAGATTGCTTAACTTACCAATGTCAACCGTTGCTGATTGGATGACAAAATACTGGTTTTACAAAAAATTAGATAACCCAATAATCTTAACCTTAAAATCCAATGTTTAATTACCTACACCACCGAATATTGATGGACTTTTTTAGAAAGAGATCATTGATGAAGTACAAGATTGAAGATATTTGTGAGGCGATTTTAGCGTATTATGCGAAACAATAAATTTACACCCCAAGAGGATAAGTACCTATGCGATAACTACCTGACTATTCCTGCAAAAAGAATGTCAAAGATATTAGGAAGGTCAGAAAGTGGAGCAAGGCAACGGATGAAACTATTAGGGTTACAAGTTCCTCAAGCAATTATTTTAAAATTTAAGGCAAACTCTAGATTTAAAAAAGGAGACACACCTTCAAATAAAGGAGTAAAAATGATTCAATGGATCAAGCCTGAAATGATTGAAAGAATTAAGATAACCCAATTTAAAAAAGGTAACGCTCCGCATAATACCAAATACGATGGAGCAGAACGGATTTGCAAAGATGGATATATTGAAATCAGAATCCGTAAAGGAAAGTACGTTCATAAACATCGGCACGAATGGGAGAAGGTAAATGGACTTATCCCGGAAGGTTTAATTCTGGTATGCAGAACTGAAAATAAACTTAATAGTCATCCTGATAACTGGGAACTAATTACAAGGGTAGAAAACATGAATCGTAATTCTGGGCCTTTAAAATTAAGCGATACAATGGTTGCAACTTATTTAGCTGCATCTTCTCGCAAAGTTGACAAAGGCTTAAAAAATGAAATACTTGAAAATCATCCTGAACTAATAAACACTAAAAGAACTCATTTAAAACTTAACCGAAAAATTAAAGAATATGGCACGAAATAAAATTACTGATTTAAATGATCATTTATTCGCTCAACTAGAAAGATTGAATGATGAAACCCTGAAAGCTGATAAAATGGAAATAGAATTTCAGAAGGCTAAAGCCATTAGTGGAGTGGCGGCACAAATTATAAAAGCTAATAAATTAACTTTGGATGCTATGCGAATTTTAAAAGATGGATCAGTAGGCCCTAATGACATACCTGAAACTTTTGGATTAAAACAATTAAAAGCAGTATCGTAATGCCACCAAAACTAATTAAAACCAACGGCCTTGGGGATGCAATTGAACATCCTAAAATTCAAACCTACAAAGCAAAGCCAAAGCCGTACAAAGAACCTGATTTCTTGCGAAATTACAGATTAGCAAGGGAAAGGTTCTTTTGGAAAAAATACCCAGAGCAAAGGGCGGATATTGAGGAAAAAGTAAAATTAATGCAGAAAGAATGGCAAACGCAGGACAAAAGAAAATAGACCACACCAACCCCCTAAGCCAATACAAATCCCACAAGGCATACAAGCCAAAGATTCAGCATGAATGGGCGGCCCAACTTGCTCTGTGCAAGTGGCTAAAGCTGCAACATCCTGATATTCGATTCCGATCAGATATTCAGTCAGCCGGGAAACTATCGCCACAGATGCAAAACATTAAACTGATCATTGATCCCTGGAGAGCGTGGCCGGATATTCAAATTTATCACAGATGCGGCGATTATTGCGGATTAATGATTGAAATGAAATGCATAGATTCCGGAACGTTTTTGAAGGATGGCAGTTTATCAACCCAAAAGCACGTGCAAGAACAAGCAGAGATGCATAAGTTTCTTAGAGGGTTAGGCTGGTCAGTTTGCTTTGCGGAAGGGTTTGAGCAAGCTAAAAGAAAGTTTGAAGAGTACATTAATTATTAGTAAATTTACCTTAGCTACAACGTCATGAAAATATTTAAAATTTCCCTCCTGTTCCTTTTACCTGTCATTCGATGGGGGCGTTGTAGCGACTTCTTTGGTTCAGGAGGGTTCTTTTAATTATGGATATTTCGCTATTTAATTCGCTGCCCGAAAAAGGCAAACCCCATATTTCAGATGCTAAAATATCTATTTTAGAATTTCTTCATTACGTTAAGTCTGGCAAGTATAAATTCCAGATTGAACGTATAAGAACTGAGCAGGATAAAACAAATCGGGATGCGCTAAAAAAGCAATTACCAGCCGTTACAATTTCTGGAATATTTACTGAACGAAAAGCAGAATTGTTAATTTCTCATTCCGGGTTCATTCAGATTGATATTGATCATTTTTCCGATAAATCTGCATTGATCACGGATCCTTATACCTACTCTTTATTTAAGTCCGCATCCGGAGGTGGACTTGCCATAGTAGTTAAGATAAATTCCGAAAAGCATAAAGAATCTTTTAACTGGTTGCGCAACTATTACTTTCAGCACTTTGGTATTGTAATTGATTCCGCACCGCAAAACGTGGCATCGCTTAGATTTGTTTCATACGATCCGGAACTCATAACAAATGAGAGGTCAAAGATTGCGCGTACGCTTACAGAAAAAAAGTATGTAAGCAAATCATTGCCTATTGTAGTGGATGGCTCACAAGTCGCTGAAATGGTGCAGGAGTGTGTAAACTTGGGCCATAACCTTGCACCAGATTACGATTCATATTTAAAATTAGGATTTGCACTTGCGCAAGGATTCCAAGAACAAGGCAGAGAATATTTTCACGCGCTTTGCTCAGTATCTGAAAAATACGATTCGCGCCATGCAGATAAGCAATTTACTATCTGTCTAAAAGGTAAAAATTCTGGTATAACTGCCGGTACTTTCTACTGGATGCTTAAGCAAGTTGGGATACATGCTCCGGAAAGTCAAAAGAAAGCCGTACAAGTGGCAACACTTGGCAAACGTGCCGGGCAAACTAAGGAAGAAGTAAAAAAGCAGATTGAGCAAATTACGGGAGTTGATGAAAAACAAGCTGATAAATTAGTTAGCGAAGTTTTTAACCGGGATGACATTTCGATAAAATCCGCATCGGGAGATCCCGATCATTTAATACAAGCATTAACGCAATGGATGAAACAAAATCATCCGATGAAAGTAAATTCCATCACGCGCATAATTGAGGAGAAAAATAACGAGGTCAGGCGCGAAAGAATAAATTCTATTTACCTACGTGCAAGAATGTTTTTTAATACAAAGGATATTACAAAGGATTTAGTTGAATCTTATATTTTTAGCGATTTTATTATCGAATACAATCCAATAACGGAATACATTGATAAAAATTTGCACCGAAAATCAGTAGGAAATATTACAGACTTGGCAAAGTGCATCCGATCTAATACAGAAATGAAGGAAATATTTGTTCGCAAATGGTTAATTTCTTTAATCGCTGCATACAAAGGCGCACCTGTTCGCTCTGTTTTATCCTTAGTTGGTGGACAAAATTCTGGTAAAACCGAATGGTTTAGAAGGTTGCTTCCTAATGAACTAAAAAAATACTACGCAGAAAGTAAACTTGATGCGGGAAAAGATGATGATATTCTTATGTGCCAAAAGCTAATCGTAATGGATGATGAAATGGGAGGTAAATCTAAGCAAGATGAGAAACGATTTAAGGAACTAACATCAAAATCTATCTTTTCATTACGCGCACCTTATGCCAGATCAAACGAAGATTTTAAACGATTGGCCGTTCTTTGCGGAACTTCAAATGATCCTGAAATTATAAACGATCCCACCGGGAATACCAGGATCCTTCCTGTCGACGTGCTTAGCATAGATCACGAGTTATACAATTCGATTGATAAAGATGAACTGTTTATGGAGGCTTTCAGAGCCTATGAATCAGGTGAGGAATGGCAATTATCAAAAGATGAACTTGCGCTTCTTGATGGGGTTGGAAAGGACTTTCAGAGCATAGCTTTTGAACGCGAATTAATTCTAAAATTCTTTAAATCTTCTGATCATGGTGGGTATACTGAATGGATGACCGCTACAGAAATTAAAGACTTTATTGAAGCAAATACTAAACAAAAAATACATTCAATAAGAAAATTCGGAATGGAATTAACTAAACTTTTTGGAAAATCTAAGTCAAAATCAATAAATGGGGTAATTCTTAATAGGTACGAGCTTATCCGGTTAAACTCGCAAAGTATTGAAAGTCAGGATTTTGAGTTCTAACCTTAATAGGTTAATAGGTTAATAGGTAAAAGTCAGTTAGTTTATTTCTACAACATAGCAACAAAAAAATACATCATACATTTATACAGAAACATTAATTATATAAATATATCCTATTAACCTATTAAGATTATATAAATATGTACTTTAAGCTATCAACAACACAGAAAAATCTTAATAGGATAATAAATTTTATCCTATTAACTATCCTATTAACCTATTAAGATGGAAACAGACGAAAACCTATCTCGCGCTTGGCAAATTATTGATAGACTTCAACCGGGAGATATTTACGAACTTACTAAGGTTAGTGAGGAACGCCGCGCCCTATTCATCCGCTGCATCAAACAACGGATAGATACTTTGAATGATTGTGAATTTAATAATGATTACACCAAAATTAGAAAACTATGAAAACACCAATTACACCAGAAGCATTAATTGAGATGGGATTTGTAGATACATCTTATCCAGAAGATAGAGTATTTAATGATTACACTTACACCGATGAAAAGTTTAGTATTAATTTCTACGTAAATAATATCCTTGAAATTAAATTTTGCGATGAATGGATTACAACAAACGCCAAAACAATGGAGGATATTCAGGACTTGATAAGGTTGTTTAAATGATCCATTTACAAAAATTAGGAAGTTATCAGATTTTTGTAACTTTGATTTGAATAATCAAAATATTTCAAAATGGAAAACAGAGGCGGATCTAGAGAAAATGCAGGTAGAAAACGTAAATCTGATGAATTAGAATTAATCGCAAGATTATCACCAATGGATGATAAAGCGTTAAAATTGTTAGATGATAAACTGGATGAGGGCGATATGTCAGCTCTTAAAATGTTTATGGAATACAGATGGAGCAAACCTAACCAAAAGGTTTCGGTAGATGGCGATTTATTGTTAAACATACCTGCTCCAGTTATTTACAATACTGCTCCGCCATTAGCCAATAATGAAAATGAGATAGAAGATGTTTAAATGCTCACCTGTCTTTTATAAAA